CGCAGGCACCCGGACCGGTGGGGCAGGAAAGACAGGACCCGGGTTGACATCAACGAGAGGAAAACTGTTACTATCACCCACGTTGAGATTGTGCTCAATGAGGGAGAGGGCACGCCCCAGGTGATAGAGGGCGAAGCTAGAGAACTACTAAAGGAGGGAGAATAATGACTAGAAAAGTGGAGGGTGTGGACGAGAGGGCGAAGGTTGCTGTTATAGCATCATTACGCAGAGAGGTTGACAAGCTAGAGAATAACTGGGATGAAGTCAAGTGTTACAATGACTCAGTTGGTACTAACGCCCTGGGTATTAACGGGTTTAGTTTCAGTGTCGAGTATGAGAACAGGACAAGTTGACATAATAGTTATAGTGCGTCCCACAATATATGGTGGTGCTAATGATGGGGGATATACTATATATAGGGGGTAGATGTGAAGGACATGATTAAGGCACTAGGTTTACTTGGGGTCATTCTTGTGTCGGTGGTGTCTGGGTTTACAGTAACAGGTTTAATAATCTGGGCATTGATTAAGTTTATAACTACACAATGACAGGAGGTAGATATGGAATTAGGAGATGTTATCTTTTTTGTGCTAATGTTATTTAGTATGGGGGTGCTGTAGGTAGAGGAGACACTACATATAGGGGGTGGATATGAATTGTCCTAAATGTGGACAGGAATTGGAGCAAGGCCGTGGTGGTGTTGAGTCACAGTATTATTGGGCTGGGTGTAATCCGTGTGGCTTTTACACATCAGCCAGAACCGAGGAGGAGCTTCAAAGTAAAGTGCGTCCTGCTGAGAGGCAGGTCATAACTTCAAGGGACGTGGGTAGAATAGAGGATATACTTTAATGAGAGCCGGTAAGATTGATTGCTTGTTAGCCGGTGCTATTGTCCTGATAAGTATGGCATGGCTGGTGCTCTGCCTATGATGAGAAGCAGTAGGGCGGTAATCAGGGCGGGTACAGAGTGCTAATAAAGTGATACCCCTGGAATGAGAGGGGAACCGTAAATCGTTTGACGAGAGGACTATAGTATGTCACCAGAGTATTTTTCAACTACAAAAAGGAGATTGAGATGAAAGTGCTGATATGTCCGATATGTGGGAAGAGGGTAACGCTAGGATATTGTTATGTTTGTAAGAGAGAGGTCATACCGTTAGCAACGCCACAGGAGATAGAGGAGAAAGGCAGGTAGATAATTCCAGTGCACTTTTATAGGAGCGGGGTTTGTACTGGCGGTCTTTCCCTGGTTGCCACGCCAGGGTTTCAACCGAAACCTCAACCCCGCTTCTTACAAAGGAGGTTATTATGACTAAACAAGAAAAGATAAGGAAGGGAATAGAGGAATATACAGATTATCCTGCTGCGTTATGGGCATATCTCCATGAGAATGGCTTAGTGATAAAGGTAGATAGGGAGTTGCCCTATAAGTGGAAGGAAATTACAAGGGAGCATAGCTACCACCCTCACAAGAAGTTTACCACTTATGCCCTAACTAGTAAGTATGGCACGATGTTTGGTTATGTGCAGCAATATCAATCGTTAACTGGCTATAAATGTTTTGAAGACCAAAAGTATTTCATTATATATTTAGGTAATGAGGAAAGGGCACATAGCGATAGTAGTGCACCTACATTAGAAGAGGCAAAGGCAGTGCTTCTTAAAAAGTTTTTGCTCTCAAAAGATAACCCAGATAATGATATACCTGCTGGCTATGTAGCAGTAGGGCCACTTATTCTTGAGATGCCTACGACAGGTGGCGTATCAGCTAATCCCCCAGAGATAGTAGAGCCATTGATAGAGGCAAAAGATGTTTAGGGCAAGTAGGGCGACACAGTATATGACATTGATGGGGTTGATTGTGCTGGTAGGTCAGCCTGGCATAGACTGGCAGTATTATGTTCACGAAGAACTCTACTGGCGTAAGTGGGTTGAGCTTAATATGAATTAAGGGGAGGGGATAGTGCTAGTTAAAAACACTGATGTTGCTTGGTTAGCTGGTATAATTGATGGCGAGGGATGTATTATGGTGCGTCTTCAGCGAAAGAATGGGACTCATCTTTGCCGAGTTCAAGTTACTAATACTGATGATGGTATATTGTGTGAAGTAAAACGCATTCTAGATGAATGGCTTGTTTTTTACACTGTATGCCTTCAAAGTACAAAGAATAAGCCTTGTTATAGAATAGAAGTGAATAGACAACGAGAGGCGAAATTTGTTTTAGAGAAAGTGATGCGATACCTTAAATCAGATAAAAAATCAAAGGCCGAAATGTTTATTAACTTTGTGGATAATCATACTAGAAAAGATGGCAGGTCTCTGAATGTTCGCAGGAAGGTGGTGCAGTATCCCTTTATATGAATACAAATGTCGCAAATGTGGACACGAATATGCCAAACGCAAACTGTATTCTGATAATAAGCATTTGGAGCCCTGCCCTTTATGTGGTACACTGAATGAAAAGATACTGGGTAATATAGCTCACTTTGAGTTTAAGGGGATTCTAGCGTGAAAAAGCAAGTAGCTAAGAAAAGGGATACTGGGAAAATCCTATTGAAAATCTATCATCGTTGTATGGATAGGATGTATAAGGAAAAACTGAATGACAACAGCAACTAAAGCACCGCCTTTCCGTGAGATTAAGGACGGCACTCTGCGTTTGAACTTCCATCCAGGGCAGACCAGAACGCACAGGTCAAAGAAGCGGAAGGTTGCTATGCTGGCTGGTAGTCAGGGTGGTAAGACTTGCTATGGTCCACACTGGTTAGATAGGGAGATACGGACTAAGGGGCCAGGTGACTACATTGTTGGGACTGCTACTTTCCCATTACTATCCCTCAAGTTATTGCCAGAGCTTTTGTATGTTTTTGAAGACCTATTCCACTACGGAACTTACAGCGAGCAGAGAAAACTATTTACTTTCTGGAGCAAGCAAACAAGGCGGTCTGAAACTGATTATGTTCTTTTCCCTGACGCCGATATTCCTACTCGTATTATAATCTGTTCTGCTCAGAATCCAGAATCAATGGAATCGGCAACTGTCAAAGGCGGTTGGCTGGATGAGTGCGTAGCTCCTGAGACTTTAATAGAAACTGAAGTTGGTAGTTTGCCAATCTCTGAAATAGTTGATAAGCAATTACATATTCGGGTTTGGTCGTTTGATACCGTTAATAACGAATGGAGTCTTAAACCTATTGTTCGGTGGATAAAACTCCCTCAAAGAAAACCACTTCTAAGGATAGGCAATCTGAGATTAACAGGCAACCATAAGGTCTGGACTAAAGATGGTTATGTAAGGGCTGATAACTTGATTACTTCTGCTAACTATGCTATACTTAGGGCGGAGGTAATTAAAGATGAGAAAAGCAGGATTCAAACATTCAGAAGAGACTCTCCGAAAGATGAGGAAATCTGCCAGACATCGGACTCAGGAACACGATGCGAGAGTATCTGCCAGTTTGAAGAAGCACTTTCAGGAGCATCCAGAGCACGGGCAGGCAATAGCAGAACGCCAGAGGCAAAGGTATGCCAATCTAGCCAATCGCCCTTGGGGACAGACTGGGGGAGAACTTTCCTCGCATTCGGCACAATCACAGACACGACAGTCAAGGCATATGACGAAACAACGATTGTGGGAACTAGGGGGCAATGGCAGACCGAGGAGTTGGAGACAGGAGTGGTTGGCGAAGGCTCTCGGATGTTCCAGCGAATATGTGGTAGCGACAGGCAAGGGTTGGCTTCCGCACTCCTACAAGATAGATGTGGCGATATTACCACTAAAGATTGCCATAGAAGTCGGAAATGTAGCGAGTCCTCACAAGAAAGAATGGTATTTTCTCAATGGATGGACATATCTTCACTTCTCAAATCACATGGTGGAGACTTGGATGGAGGGTTGTCTAAAGATGGTTTCGTCTACAATCTTGAGGTTGAAGGAAACCACAACTATATAGCGGATGGTATTCTCGTCTCTAATTGCGGTCAGAAGCAGTTTAAGAGAGAAACACACGAAGCCTATGAAAGACGTACACTTATCCATCAAGCAAGGACGCTATATACTACTACCCTGTATGGGCTAGGATGGCTCAAGACAGAGATATATGACCCGTGGTTTAATAAGACAGACCCCGATATTGATGTTATTCAGTTCGACTCTACTGAAAATCCCTTATTCCCCAGAGTGGAATATGACCGGATGAAAGCCTCTATGCCTGATTGGAAGTTCCAGATGTTTCATAGAGGCCGTTTCAGCAGACCGGCTGGTATGATTTACAATGCCTTTGATTCTACCACTCAGGTTATTCCCCCCTTTGAAATACCTGTAAACTGGCCAAGATATGTAGGACACGACTTCGGGCCAGTAAACACCGTAGCTCTTTGGGCAGCTATGAACCCTGCTACCGGAGAGCTTTTTATTTACAGGGAATATGTTATGAGCGGACTGTCTACTTTTGAGCATGTTTCCAACTGGATTGATTTGTCAAGAGGAGAACGGATTGATACCAGATACGGTGGCTCACAGACCGAGGAGGGATGGCGAGGTGATTTCACTCAGGCGGGTTGGCGGATAGACAAACCATTAGAAAAAAGCGTTGAGGCTGGTATTCAGAAAGTTTATGGTTACGAGAAACTGGGTAAGAAAAAGGTCTTTTCTACCTGCCCGAACTACATCTCCGAGAAGCAATCCTACAGTCGGGAACTTGATGATATGTATAACGCCACTGACAAGATAGAAAACAAGTCAATTTATCATCTGATGGATTCTGAGAGGTATCTGGTAAGTCAGTTCAATCCGATAGGAACTGGAGCTTTCGGTGATGATGCTGAGCTTGCCCCAGTTGTAAGGAGGGTATAATGAAATTATCTATAAATCTTTTGGGTATATTCCTTTCTGGTTTCATTGGTTATGCTGGTGCAACTATTATATTGGATGGTGACGTTGAAACAGGGTTAGCAATTTTTGCAATATTTATATATTGTACAATAACGTACATGAGGAAACGGGGTCGAGAGTGATATATAGTTATGAAAAAGTATAAAGGGATGACGCTGTTAGACTTCATCAATATGTGGGAAGGTGATGGCACCAAGATGACAGAGCAGCAACGCCAATCTCTTAACGGGCATACATGGATACTCTATAATATCAAATATCCAGAACCTCTACCTTACCGTGACCGACATTCAGCGTTGATATTAAAGGTTGATAAAAAGACTAAAATCGTACTACTCCAAATACCTTTTATTGGTGAGGAAGTAGTTAATCAAAACTATTATAATCTTCTTGAAGACTGGTTTAATGAGAATGTGGAGAAATACGGAAAGTTATAGTATCATTTAGGGAGGACTAATTATGCCTAAAAGTATCATTGAACAAAAGAGGGCTATCCCACAATCTAGTTCTATTTCGCTATCAGTAGTGCCGTCTGTTTCTGACCATGAGATTATGCAACAGATAATAACTGCCGATAATGATTGGCGGAAGACCCTCATGCCCCGCATGGATGAGGATGAGAAGTTGTGGACTTCTGAACCATATACATTAACGGACTCAAAGGGAGACTCCCTTGCGGATGTTGAGAATGTTACCTCGAATGATGCGAGAGTTTACGGTGAGAGAGTAATAGCAGTTCTGAATGAATCGGTTGAAATTATTGATATAAACGGGCAGCGTGGTGATAAGGTGCTGAACACCAAGATGACTAAAATCATTGAGGATTTTTACCACGATGTTGTTTACATAGCCGATGAGAGGCAAGACGATATTCTCATGCCAGGACTTGACCCCTACTTCTGGGAACAGATAGGGATTCGTGGTGGAGTCTTTGCCCGTGTATTACTGGCTCAGGACGGAGAAGGTTTTGACCCTGACATCCTGCCGATTGACAGGTATCAATGCCGTTATGGAATGGGGCGAAGAGGCTTTAGCTGGTTTGCTTCCTGGGATATACTCGAAAGGTCTCAGGTTAGAGAAGAGTATCCCGATTATACAATGGTTGGCGATACTGCAACAAGATGGGATTACTGGAATAGCACCGAAGAGATAGTCTTTCTGGATGGCAAATACTATAACTCTTATGAAAACCTAATAGGTCATCCGCCTTTTATCGGTCAGTTATGCCAGCAGGGAACTTTCCTCTCAACCTCCGCTAGAGCACTAAGGATGCGAGGCGATTCAATCTATAGTGCGAACCGTGAACTATATCCCCACTTAAATAAGATTGCCTCTATCCTGCAAACACAGGGGATGCTTTCACTGGCTCCCCCTCAACAGCTTCTTAGTAAGAGCGGTAAGAAATTGCCAGGCAAGCCTATCTACAGATTGGGTAATATATTAGCCCTTGAAGTGGGCGAGAAACTAGAGAAGATAGATGCTCCTGATATAATCGGTGCCATGCGTTTCTTTCAAGGAATACTTGGCGGAGCACTACAGCGAGGCTCACTGAGCAATATAGACTGGGGCAATCTTCAGTTCCAGCTTTCACAGGTAGCTATAGCGACACTGGCCGGGGCTTCCAGACAGGTGTTCACTCCTAGATTACATACTATGGAGCGGTTCAAGAGGAAACTGGAGAAAGAGATAAGGTCTCAGTTTATCAACTTTGATATGACTGCCGATATTGGTAGAACTGGTAAGAAACGGACATATACACCAGCCGACCTTGAGGGAGACTTCACTGTTGACTTTGAATATCTTACCGCTTTACCCGAGGAGATTGCTGCTTCTTACGGCTTAGCTGACATGGCACAAAGATGGATGGATGATAAGACCATCAGAAAGGTTATCCTGAAATACCGAGATGCCGATGATATATCCGAAAAGTATATGGTACAGCAAGCTCAAAAGGTTAGTAAGGCACTGGCACTCTTTGAGATGGCAAGGGCATTGGATGAGCAAGCTGACTCAGAGAAAAGACCAGAACTAAAAGACCAAGCTAAAATACTTTTAATTGAGGTAGGGCAGACATTAGAGGGTAGGACCGGGCAGGCAGTAGCGGAAGTAACTGGAATGGAAGTACCGAAGCCAGCCCAATTACCGCAAGCTGAGATGTTACCGTCCTCACCACCTAGAGGAACTCGGACAGCAAGGAAGATGGAGAGACCAGGGGTAGGGGAAATTGAAGAAGAAGGAGTTACTACATAGTGGAAGTAATAGAGAATAAGGGTCATAGGAAATTCCCACTGCGTGATACCCCAGAGTTTGATATAGTAAAGAATAGGGTTGAGAATGGTGAGGATTATGGTGATATTGCTGACGATTTAGGGATGACCTATAAGGGATTACTGAGTGCCTTGCGATGCAATAGGTTGGGAAGAAAAGCTAAAGAATATATCGGGACACTACCCCCAACCTATGAACATCTTGAAGGGGATACATGGGAAGAACATCTAAGGGTCATCAAAGACATGGACAGGTTAGTTGCCTTTCACCAGAGAGTCCCTTCCGAATTAACCATAGAGGTTAAGACCGATGTTCCTATCGGGTTGGTTAATACATCGGATTGGCAGTTGGGGCAGTTTGGCGTAGATTATGACGCTTTTGAAAGGGACATGAACTTCATCGAAGAAAACGATAACCTAAAGTGCATTATTGGCGGGGATGGATACCAGAATATTATTCAGACCTCAAAGATTGGTAGTAGCCATAACCAGACTCCTATATCGGTACAAAAGGGATTGTATGTCTTAACATTAAAGAAGTTAATTGACAGAATACTTGCGATAAAGACAGGCAATCATAACTATTGGACTGCTATGGCTGAAGGTGAGGATTGGGATGGTGAATTAGCTAAGCGGTTAAATTTGATTTATCTCAAGCACTATGCGATGGTTCACTTAAAGGTAGGAGAGATGGTTTACCCTATTCTCACGATGCACCAATCCAGATTCAATTCAAGTTTCAACCTAACTCATACGTGTTTGCAAAACCAAAGAATGTATTTCCCTCAAGCTCGTATAGTAGTAATAGAACATCATCATCAATCAGCGATAGAGCAGTATAGATATGCAGGTAGAGAATGTATTGCAATCCGACCTGGTACTTATGCTGTATATGATGACTACGCCCAGCAGTACGGATTCTTCGGAAGTCATGTGAGTAACCCTACGGTTGTTCTATATCCACACGAAGATAGGATGGTAGGATTTAAGGATATGAGAGAAGCTAGTATTTATTTACAGGCATCAGGTAAGGATGAAGTTATCATAGAAAGCTAAGGGGGTAAAGGTGAAAATAATCTATGTGGCTGGAAAGTACCGAGGAAAGTCCGAGAATGAAGTATTTGAAAACATTATGCGTGCTAGGAGTGTTGCCGTAAAACTATGGAATGAGGGGTGGTCAGTTATCTGCCCTCACACTAATGCGATGTTTATGGGGAGCAAGTTAGGTGATAAGGCTTTTATGGATGGGGACTTGGAGATACTGGCAAGATGTGATGCCATCTATATGCTCAAGGGCTGGGAGAAGTCAGAGGGAAGTAGGCAGGAACTAGCACTCGCTGAAAGTTTAGAGTTGGAGATTCAGTATGAATGAATGGCTACCAGAGCAGCTTAAAACATCCAAGAACCTGATTGAGATTTCTCAGTTGCTAATAGAAACGGATAATAAACATTTACTGCCTACCGTGTTAGAATTATTGCATTACTACACACAGACTATTGTGGATGAAAATTGTGTAGTGAAGGAGACTGTATAATGCCGACATTCAAAGATAGGGAACTAGAGCAATTATCCCAGCAGATTTTAAGCCGAGCAGCACAGAGACAGCAACCACAAGGGACACCTGCTATTAGCAGGATAAGGCAAATATCCCTACAACGGAAGCTGCCCCGATTACTGCGTAAGAGGTTTTAATGACTACAGGATTTCCGAAGGAAGTTTGGGAAAGACAAGCTGAGGCCAGGAGAAGTATGTGGCTGGCTGGCTTGCCTAGAACTCTTACTGCCGAGGAAGCTAATACAGAGTTTGAGTTTGATGTTCCTCTTGAAGAGGGCTGGAGCATTAAACTATTTCCAGACGAGACTAGGGAAGAGGGATTTAGTTATAGCTACTTAGACCCTGAAGGATGGGAGTTGTTTCCTGATGATACTAGAATCTCACCTACTGGCGAGACCTTTACAATGGCAGACTTAATGGCTGTACCAGTAGAACCTGTAGCTCCAGTAGAAGCTCCTATAGCACCTGAAGCAGAAGTTATGCCAACTCCAGAGGAAGATTATGCGTTGCTTTACAATGAGTATCAACGCACTGGCGGGACACTTGATGTTGAGAACTGGTTTCAATTCGGTGCTCCTATCAGACCGATAGCACAGCTAATCACTGATGTCTTTCCCGATATGACCCCAGATGCCTTTGCCGATTACATAGAGTCGGACTGGGATGGCTTCGTTGAGGATATGAGGTCAGGTGGTTACTCGGAGGGGAAAGAGAGCCTGCTTAAATTCTTAGGGAATACATCAGAGCAGATTGATGCCTTTTATGGAACTGAGAGTCCTCTACAAGCAATTCCACCTGAAGGTATTGAGCAAACAATAAATCCTCCATCTCTTCCTGCTGGTTACGGACAGCCTGCGATAATAAGAATAATGCCCGACTGGGAATTTGTAGGGACTACACCAACTCTTAGAAGTAATGATTACCTGATTTTCTATGAGGGCAAACAGGTTGGTAAGGTTGATTCTGAAACTGGCGGGCTTGTTATGGATGACCCTGGCTTCTGGTGGAAGGCTTGGATTCCATCAATTCAGGATAGACTACAACTTTCCCAATCAGGGCAAGTTCCTACCGAAGCATTTAGTGGGACACCATTAAAGGTTCAGCAACAATTCTCTGACTGGCTATATACTCCAAAGAAAATCGGTGAAACTATAATCCCTGCTCCTGCTACTATCCTCAGTGCTGTGGGGGCAATAGGTACAATAGCGATTACTGGCTACTACGCCCTTCAAAGTGCATATCAGATTGCAGCACGGGCTAGTGTGACTAGAAACGTTCGTTCTTGGGCTAAGAGTGCTGGTGTAAAAATCCCACCTGAGACTGAAAGGGCTTTTGTGAATCAAGCTGTAGCTCAGTTGCCTAAGAAGTTTATGCTAAGGGAAGCTATCAGGACATTCTTCAATCCGACAAAGACTGGCTACGTTCTTAGTGACGCTGGTATGAGAGTGGTTGAGCAAGACTCCCTAGCATTGGTGGAAAGGATTGGCCCAACATTAGTGCCAACAGCTACTCAAACTGGTGCTATGGCTATGGGTGGAGTGCCTATCAATGCTGTAACTTGGGCTGCTATGGCTATGACTGCTAAGGTAAATCTAGTTCAATCCGTAGGATTATCAGGTCAAGTAGCATCCAAGGCATTTGAAGCTCTAACTCCTACTGAACTTACCGCATTACAGAAACCCCCTGTTACCCCAGAGGTTACAATACCTAAGATACCCGAAGCCAGAGCAATAGAACTTAAACATCACGAAGACCTTGTGTTACAATCAATTAAGGATAAACCCAATATAACATTCCCAGAACTTGAGCAAGTAACTAAACTACAACCAGTCCAAATTGATGGTGCTGTTAGGCGTTTGGGAGAAGGAATAGTTATAAAAAAAGAGGGTCAAATGACCCCTGGTGGTTTGAGACCCTCAAGTTATACTTTAACTCCTGAAGGTTTGGCAATCCCAATCGCAGAGCCAGGTATGCCTGAAGCTGGATTACAGCCTAGTATGCTACCTAGGGAAGTGCCTGCTAGGGAAGTCAGGCCACCGGGCAAGGGCGAGATAGTTCAAATCTCAATGGAAGAGCAACTTAAGCTACAGCAAGCTAGACAGGCTGCTGAGGTAGCACCGCCTGAAGATGTAGAGGCTTTTGAGGCTTATGCTGAGGCAGAGGGATTAAAGGCTAACTTGGAGTTAGACCCTATAGCAACGACTAGGTTCAAGTTTGGGAATAGGAATGTTGCATTAGATTCCTTTATTTCTATCAGAGAGCAAACCTTTCCTAGTTACTTCACTCTAAAGCAAGCTCAGGCTATTAAGCCTAATATCAATGTTACTCCTTACAGCCAGAAGGGAACGCCAATGTATAATCGTGTTCCTATAGCTGATGCTCTCGATGAGTTGGCTGATAAGTGGGGTATGACTCCTGATGATATTGCCGATAGAGTAATGGAGATTCGGTCTGAAAAGGCAAGGATTAGAGAGCTTGAGAGAATAGAGCCAATAGATATTAGTAAAACTATGGAAACTTTTATCAATGAGCAAGCCCAAACAAAGGTAGATGCTTTTAAGGCTTATGAGCAAAAGGTATCATCACCTGAAGCAGAGATGGAAGTCAACCGTAAGAATAACTTTGAGGCGGTTACGCAACCGAGACAGGAAGGGGAGATACCCAGGCAGACAGTAAGGCATCCATCTCATTATAGGGGTATGGAAGATTTTAATGTAGAAGTAAAGAGGGAACTCTTGAGTGCTATACCCGAAGTTCCACTTGATATTGCTGCTGTAGAATACCTCAAGACAGGGGACATTGCGAAGTATGTTGAGGCAATGCCTGATGTAAGCGAGCTTAAACTCGCTGCACTTACAGGTGAAGTTCATACTGCTACTGAAGAACTAACTGAATTGAAGAAATTAGCAGTTGACGAATTGGTAAATCTAAGAGCAAGAAGAGCAGATGAGACAGCAATAAGGGAAGCTGGAGAAACAGTGGAGATGTGGGATGCTCTTATTACTGATGCCGAGGCTAGACAGCAGATATTTGGTGGGCTTATTGATAAAGCAAAGGCAAAGACTCCACTAACAGTTGATGATGCAGTATCTCTTGGTATAGCTTTACGCAGAACAAAGGGTGGGAAACTTGTAGCAGCCATACGCAGAAGTGGTTTCTATGTAACTCAAGAGTTTGTGGACTCTCCATATCTTCAAGATGTTCCATACCAGCAAGGCTTTTGGGAAGATGTAGATGCTCTGTTTGAGCATATTGATGGAGGCAGGGCATCTGGAACACCTGATGCTCCTGCTGTAGCACAGAAGTATATCCAGAGACCATCACAGAGAAACTTCTTGGCATATAAGGCTTTCCTAGATAATAGCTTCCAAGAGGCTCAGAATATGTTTGAACGCTTTGGCTTAACGGGGCGTGTGAGTAAAAAGAAGTGGGCTGATGTATTCAATGTGATAGAACAAATCACAGCAAAGGAAGCCGATTTTAAGACTGCTCAACTGTTAAGGAAAACAGAGATTAAGAATATCCTAGCGGAGTATGATACCCAGACCAAGCAGAATATAGTGGAGTTTGCTCAGTGGTCAAGGGCTTACCTAGACCAGATGAGGGAGATGCAGAACCTAGCAAGGGTTAAGCGTGGGCAGAAAGAGATTGGCTACATTGATAAGTATA